TAATAATGCTAGTGGCATTCAAAGCGCTTTTAGAGGTTTCTAATGAATCTATCAAACAATTTTACATTAGCTGAGCTAACTAAATCACAGACCGCGACCCGCAAAGGTATACATAATGTACCGGTTAGCGAACACGTGGAAAATCTTATTCACCTAGCGAAAACTATCCTGCAACCAGTGCGCGAGCATTTTGGTAAGCCGGTTATGATATCCTCAGGCTATCGCAGCCCTACGTTGTGCGAGGCTATTGGTTCTTCGGTTAACTCACAACACGCCCGGGGTGAGGCTGCAGACTTTGAAATACATTCTGTAGATAACAAGGAGCTTGCAACGTGGATCGCGGATCATTGTGATTTTGATCAATTGATATTAGAGTTCTATGATGGCGTAGATCCAAACTCAGGTTGGATACATTGTTCTAGTACGAAGGAAAATTCAAGAAAACAAATATTGACAGCAGAACGAATAGCAGACCGAGTAAATTATTCCCCGCTTCTACTTTAGATCCAATCTTTAAGATCTTCGCCCATAATTTCATTAGCAATGTTTACCTTTGTTCTAAGTGCTTTAACTATTTTCTCATCTATAGTCTTTTCTGCTATTAAGTCTATGTACAATACACTGCCAGTCTGGCCGATACGATGGGCCCGATCTTCTGATTGTAGTCTTTTTTCTAAATCATAGTTGTTAGAATAGTAAATTACGGTGTTGGCAGCAGTAAGGGTGATTCCGTACCCACCGGTTTGAGCATTTCCGACAAAGAAGCGTGCAGGGCCCTTAACGTCTTGAAATCGAGTAATTCCTTCTTGACGGAGGGTAGGGTCCACCCCGCCGTGATATTCTACTGTAGAGGCTTCTCCGTAAGCTTTTTTTAACTCAGTTACTATAAATTTGAGGTCTTCTCTATAATTTGCCCATATAATCACCTTACCTTCTGTTTCTTCTATGCAATCCATTAATGCTTGAATACGATTGTTTTTTAAATGTGTAACCGTACCATCATCAGCTTTGAAGTGACCACAGGTAACTTGATGTAGACGCATTAGCTGTGTCATTACATTTACTGTTGACATAATTTTACCTTCTTCAGTAAAAGCCATAGCCATTTGTTTCATTTGTGCATAAACATCTTGTTGTTCTTTAGTTAACTCGACGATACGTTTAGTAAATATTTTTGGAGGTAAATCTAAACAATCTTCTTTTAAAACTCTATAAGAAAAACTATCCAGTTTATCACCTAGTTCACCTAAACGTCTATAGCTCGTAACTAATTGTACTGAACGACCGCCAAAATTTCTCTTGACCATATTTGCGTAACGTGCACGGAAACTGTAATAAGATTGATGTTCTAAATGATATGGATCTAGAAACTCACACTGACTGAAAAGGTCAAGGGGAGATTTGGTAACGGGGGAGCCAGTTAAGATTCTTCGATACGACGCTAGATTCCCTATTTGTAAAATATTTTTTGTACGTTTAGCTGTCGGATTCTTGATTGTCGTTGATTCGTCAATTCCCAATAAGGCTTTCCCTAAGAATATGTTAAGGAAACTTCTAGCAAAGTCCAGACCTTTCTTTGTAGAAAATGCTTCTACGTTAATTATCAATATCTTAAGGTCTTCTTTACCATTAAATAAACTATCTAACTCAAATTGTTTTTTCTTAGTAATGTTGGCTTCCCACAATACTTTAGTATGTTCTACGTGGTCCGGTAAATGGACGGGAAACTCTATGCTGTCCCAGTTTTTGTACACACCTTTAGGGGCCACTATTACTGCAGCTTTAATAGCACCTCGATCATACAGCATAGCGATGTTATCAACGAGGACCTTGGATTTACCGGTACCCATCTCCATAAACAAAGCAAATGTTTTAGCTGCCCAAGATTTTTTTAAAGCTAGTTTTTGGTGGTCGTAGGGCTTAGTTTTATATCTATAGTGGTCTATCATAATTAATTATACTTTCTTTTAAATTCTTTCTTGACTTATATATAAACATAATTATATTAAATTCAAGATAAAAATTAAAGAAAGATTTAGAATGAAGAATAAAATATTTGAGTTGTATAAACCTAGAAGTCTAGCAGATTTTTTAGCATTTAAAGTAGAGAACCCTAAAGAAACTTTTGTTTATGTATTACAACATCCTGCACCTAATATAAACGTGTTAAGTGCATCCGAGTTTGGTTACTTAGTTATTTGTTTACCAAAACAAGACAATATTATTTATAGCGCAGGTCCTTTTGTGCGTAAGATGAAAAAGAATTTACAGGATTTTAAACCAAACGATTATATTTTATGTTTGGGAGATCCTTCTATTATTGGGTTATCCACAGCAGTAGTAAGTGATACTACGAATGGACAATTTAATCTCTTGAAATGGGATAGACAAGAGTATAAATACTATCCTCTAAACATAGACTTATATCAGAAAGAAGAATTATGAGTAATTTAACATTAGACGATTTAGAAGACGACCAGCAACAGCTGATAGAAAAAACAGACATACAAACATTGGCTTCGTATTGCCAAGAGCTACAAGCACATCAAGAAAAAATTGAAAGTCTTGAAGCGGAAGTTAAAGAATACAAAGAAAAAGCAGACAAAATTAGTTCAGAGATAATACCTAACTTGCTCGCAGAGCAAGGGTTGGCATCTTTGAAACTCGCTGACGGTAGTGGTGTTGAGGTTAAAAAAACCTATAGCTGTACCGTAAAAAAAGACTCGGTCGAATCAGCGTATGAATGGCTTCGTAACAACGGACTAGGTGATCTTATTAAAAATGAGGTCGCTGTTCAGTTCGGTAAGGGCGAGGATACAAGGGCTAACGATTTGTTAGAACTTGCAGTGCAAGAAGGCTTTGAGCCTTCGCAGAAGCAGAAGGTAGAACCTATGACTTTGAAAGCACTCTTTAGAGAGCGTATCGAGGCCGGCCTCGATATGCCCTCGGATTATTTTCACACTTTTGTGAAAGATCAAACCAAGATAAGCCGGAAATCGTGAAACAAGGAGAACGAAAAATGACACAAGAAAAAGCAATCAAGAAAAAAGAAGACACAAGCATAGCTCTAGCAGGTATGTTTGAAGAAGACTCTAATGTTGGTCTGGATAATATGAGTGCTGAAGATATGGCACTACCATTCCTAAGGGTCTTAGGACAACTATCGCCCGAGATAAACAAACGGGATGCAAAGTATGTTGAAGGTGCCGAAGCAGGTATGATATTTAATACCGTGACTAAGCAGGCGTATGATGGGGAAAAAGGACTTAATATAATCCCAGCTTATTACAAGCGAGAGTATGTTGAGTGGAGTGATAGAGGCCAGGGCACATCTGCTCCGGTTAATATACATTCAGTAAGCAGTGGTATCATTGATGACACTACAAGAGATGCGGGATACAAAGATAGATTACCAAACGGTAATTATCTTGAGAACACTGCATCGTACTATCTGCTTACGGAAGATATGCAGACGGCATTAGTTCAAATGAAATCGACTCAACTAAAAGTTAGTCGTAATTGGAACTCAATGATGAACAGTATCAAACTACAAGGAAAGAATGGTTTGTTTACTCCGGCTTCATATAGTCACGTGTATAACCTTAAGACAGTAGAACAATCCAATGACAAGGGAACTTGGTATGGTTGGACTATTTCTAAGGTAGGTCCAGTACAGGATAAAAATCTGTACGCGGCCGCTAAAAGTTTTGCGGAATCGATTAGAGACGGTGCTGTGAAAAATAAACATAATGATGAAGAAACTAAATCTTCGGGTTCAGTACCCTTTTAAATTATGTTGTAGACCTAGCTTCCCCCGAGGCTAGGTCTACGGAGAAAACTATGATAAGATCAAGAGATTCATTATATCAAATTAGGTACTATAGAAAAAAAACTTTAGACGCACTTAGAAAAACAAATAAAAAATTAAAAGAAGAAAAAAAATTATTTATGGACAGCCCCGAAGGGATAGAATATAAAAAGAGAAAGTTAAAAGAATCAGGGTATGCTGAAGCATACCGAGAAAAGAATAAAGAGAAAAATAGAAAGTATCAGAAAGAATATTATAAGTTATATGGACAATTTTAAAAAGATTTTTGAAGGTAACAAAAGTGCCTACGGTCAATTAATATTAACAGGTGAAACTACCGACAAAGGTAAAGCGGTTGGTAAAGCATTTATTAAAAAAGAACCTATCCCCGATAAGTTGTGGCAAGATCATTTAGATGGTAAGGACCCAGCGCTTGGTGTAATTCCTATTAATGAAAAAAATCTGTGCAAATGGGGTTGTATAGATGTAGATGAGTATTCTGCTTTAGACCATAAAAAAATAATCGAATCAATTAAATTACAAAACTTTCCATTAGTAACCTTTAGATCAAAATCTGGTGGAGCACATTTATTTTTATTTACAAAAGATTTTATCCCTGCTGTTTTAATGCAAGGAAAGTTAAAGGCTATGTCTGAAGCGTTAGGTTTTGGAGGTAGTGAGATATTTCCTAAACAAACAGAGATATTAGTAGAGCGTGGCGACACGGGTAACTTTTTAAATTTACCTTATCACAACGGTACACGTGGTTTACGTTATGCTATGGATGAATCGGGTGTAGCTATCAAGCTAGAAGATTTTTACAATTATTATGAAAAAATTTCTTTGACAGAAAAACAAGTACGAGAAATAGTTATTCAAAAAGATAAAGCTGTTAAAGTAGAAGAGGCTTTTAAAGATGGTCCACCTTGTTTAAATAAATTAGCTGCAGATGGTTTTGGTGATGGTTCAAGAAACAACGGTTTATTTAACATTGCTATTTACAGAAAGCAAGCTGATCCTGATATCTGGGAAGATAAAGTTATGGAAGATAACCAGACTTATATGGATCCGCCTTTAGGTTTTCAAGAAGTAAAACAATTACTTGGTTCTATGGGTAAGCGTGGTTACGATAAGTATAAATGTAAAGACCAACCAATTTGTGGTGTATGTAACGCTGCAAAATGTAGAACTAAAAAGTTTGGTGTTGGTTTTGAAGAAGAGCAAATGCCGGAACTAGACACCCTTACCGTTATAAATTCTGATCCACCACAATGGTTTTTGAACGTAGCAGGTAAGAGAGTTGTTTTTACTGCAGAGGAATTACATAACCCAAATTTATTTTCTGTTGTTTGTATGAAGCAAGCAAAAATTATCACACCAATACCAAAAGCTAAAGACTGGCGTGAAGTATATTTAAAACCTTTGATGGCAGGTTTAGTTGAGATTGAAGCTTTAGAATCTTTAAGTCCTCAAGTACAAATAGAAAATTTATTGTATGATTTTACTGTGCATAGATCTAAAGCTAGAACTAAAGAAGATATCTTAAACAAGATAGCTTGGACTGATGAAGGGTTTACTTATTTTAGAATGAGAGATTTTTATGCTTTTGCTAAGCGTAACAATTGGGACATCGATTTACAAAAGACAGGTAACTTAATTAGACAACTAAAAGATATTTATGTAGATGAGGTCCGAATGAAACTACAAGGACAGACACCACATCTTGTTAAAATAAAAGCTTTAAAGGATAGCGGTGCAGAAGTTAGTCGCGTAACATATCAGGAATCACCGTTTTAATGAAAACCATTATCTTAGGGCCACCAGGTACCGGTAAAACTACTACACTATTAAATTTAGTGGATCAGTTTATGAAATCCGGAGTTGATCCAAAGCGCATTGGTTATTTTTCTTTTACTCGCAAGGCTGCACACGAAGCAGCTAGTCGTGCGGCGGTGAAGTTTAATTTAGATCAGACTCAAGATTTAATTTATTTTAGAACCCTACACTCATTGGCCTTTAGAATGTTAGGGCTTAACAAAGAACGCGTAATGAAAAAAGAAGACTATCGTGAGTTTGGATTAAAGGTTGGTATACCTATTAAAATGTCCTTTCATTCTGAAAGCGATGGAGTTTTTAATTCAGACAACGAATATTTAAGATTAATTAATAAGGCTAGAGTCACGGAACGAGATTTGATGGAGGTGTATGATGACAATACACACAACTTGGATATTGAACGTGATACATTATTTTTATTAAACCAAGAACTAACACGTTTTAAACAAGAGAAAGGTATGATTGATTATGATGATATGTTGGACAACTTTGTTTCACAAGATATCAGCCCAGAGTTTGATGTCCTCTTTATCGACGAAGCACAAGATCTTAGTCCATTGCAATGGAAAATGGTTAGAGGTATGTGGTCCAAGTCCGACAAAACTTATATTGCTGGAGATGATGATCAAGCAATCTTTAAATGGGCCGGGGCCGATGTTGATCATTTCATCGCCCTCCGTGAAGATGTTGACGACATTAAAGTTTTAGATCAATCTTATCGTATTCCTGGTGGGCCTATCCACGAACTTTCACAAAATATTATTGATCGTGTACAAAATAGATACGACAAAGATTATAAACCAAGGCCAGAAACAGGGAAGCTACACCGTTACGCAGACATAACACAAATAGATATGTCAGAGGGTGAGTGGCTAGTGTTGGCATCAGCAAATTATTTTCTTGATGATGTAAAAGAGTTGTGCGAGCTACAGGGGTGGTACTATTCACATAGAGGAAAAAATTCAGTATCTTTAAACTTGCTTACAGCGATACGTAACTGGGGTCAGTGGATTAAAGGAGAGAAGCTAAGTGTTATACAAATAAAAAATATTTATTCTTATCTTGGTGAAAATGTTACTAGAGGTTATCGTACCGCAAAAACGTTCAATGCAGATTTATATTATGGTATTGAAGAATGTATCGCGGAACACGGATTACAAACTAAAGAAGTTTGGCATAGTTCTTTTGAAGGGCTTGGTTCTAATATAGAAAACTATATTAGAAATATGTTAGCTCGAGGTGAAAATATAATTAAGTCACCAAGAATTATTATGTCTACAATACACGGCGCCAAAGGAGGCGAAGCTGATAATGTTTTACTATTGCCTGATATTACTAAGTCTGCTGTTGATGCTAATGATATTGACCCAGACGACTTGCACCGGTTGTTTTATGTAGCCGTTACTCGTGCCAAGAAAGCATTACATATTTTAGAACCAAAAAACTACGAAAGGGCGTACCCATTATGAGAAGTAAATACGGAATACCAGAGTTTACTAAAGAAGGTTATTTTAAAAAACTAGTAGAGGAAGGTGTCGTTAGAGACGATGTAACTTTAGGTGACTTAAAAAAATTTGATGCAGTTGATTATCCATCACATTACAACCAAGGAAAAATACAATGTATCGATGCCATTGCTTCTATGCAAGGTGATGGTTTTAAATATTATTTACAAGGTAGTGCAGTTAAATATATTTGGCGGCACGAACATAAAGACAAACCCATAGAGGACCTGGACAAAGCAATCTGGTTCTTAAATAAATTAAAAGAGGAATACAAATGAAACCATTACAAATGCCAATGTTCAGTCCAGAAACTGAATGGGTACCACCATCAAATTTACCTGATTTAAAAGAATATCCAGAGATAGCGATTGACTTAGAGACTAGAGATCCAAACTTAATGACTATGGGTTCTGGTGCTATTCGTGGTGACGGCGAAGTTGTTGGTATTGCGGTAGCAGTTGAAGGCTGGTCCGGTTATTTTCCAATCAATCACGAGGGTGGTGGAAATATGGATAAAGCTTTGGTGTTAGATTGGTTTGAAGAAGTATTACATACACCTGCGACAAAAATATTTCACAATGCGATGTACGATGTATCTTGGATCAGGTCTATGGGCTTTCAAATCAATGGTGGTATTATTGACACGATGATTGCATCATCGCTGGTCGATGAAAACCGCTGGAGTTTTACTTTAGATGCTATGTCGAAACAATATGTAGGAATGGGTAAGAATGAAAAGATTTTACAAGAAGCCGCTAAAGCTTGGGGTGTTAATCCTAAAGCGGAGATGTGGAGACTACCTGCACCGTTGGTAGGTGAGTATGCGGAACGTGATGCCGTCGTGACGTTAAAACTGTGGCACGCTATGAAGCACGAACTAACCCAACAAGATTTGTGGGATGTGTTTAATCTGGAGACAAACTTATTCCCGTGTTTAGTTGATATGAAATTCAAGGGAGTTAGGGTTGATTTAGACCAAGCAGAGGTATTGAAAAAAGATTTAAATAAACAAGAAAAAATAATTCACGAAAAAATAGAAAAGTTATCAGGTTTTCCCATAGAGATTTACGCGGCAACCAGTATAGCTAAAGCTTTTGATAAATTAAAAATACCATATGATCGAACGGACAAAGGTGCACCAAGTTTTACAAAAAACTTTTTAGCTACTCATCCAGCAGAGCTTCCAAAATTAATTAATGAAGCTAGAGAAGTTAACAAGGCTAGTTCAACTTTTATTGATACAATTTTAAAACACGCACACAAGGGTAGAATTCACAGTGACATCAATCAGATTAGATCAGATGATGGTGGTACTGTAACTGGTCGTTTCAGCTACAGTAATCCGAACTTACAGCAAATTCCAGCACGACACAAAGTTATTGGGCCAGCCATACGTTCCTTATTTTTACCGGAAAAAAATCATACTTGGGGTTGCTTTGATTACTCACAACAAGAACCGCGGATCGTGGTACACTACTCTTCAT